TCCTCCGGCCTTCTCTATAGCCTTCATAGGCATGAGTGTCGGAGACGTGAATGAGGCCTGCTTGAATCCGGAACTGACTTCTAGCTTCTTCTTAGAACCTACTTCTTCGTGGATCTCTTTGATGGCTTTGTCAGTGTTGGTCTTGTCCCAAGCCTTGGTGACTCTCTTACTAATAAAACACTTGCCATAGTCTTCGTCTATACATACTATCGAACCAGTGAGTCCCTTGGCTGTCTTGTGCAGAGATGGCTTGGCGCTATGAACTACGTGGCTCGCCGTCAGCGATGGTCCATTCTGAGGTTGAATGTTAATCTGTACCTGATTACCGGCCAGCGCTTCTTGCATCTCGTACCTCGAGTCGCGAGCCACTTCTATGGAGGATCGAACAAAAGAACTGTTTATGTCCTCTGCCACTATGATTCGACTGGCTAGCTGGACGACGTCTCTGCCGTTGACCGTAGCAGTGACGTTCTTCAGGACGTCTACTGGTTCAGACATTCTTTACAATGGCCTCTAAGTTATTGTCTAGCGTGTTTATCGCTACTCTATCTAAGACGAAGATCTCTTTTCTCTTCTCATTTTGTAATACTTCATACTCGTAAGCATTCACTGGTTTCCAGTATACGAGCTCTTCATTAGTCAGTCTGCTGTTAGAGAGCAACGCGTTGGCAGTGACGTTGGTGTCGAGTCTAGTATGAGTCAGTACCACCACGTTGGCGTCATTCTTTCTGCCGATCAGATAGTTACCGACGTCTTGATATGCGCCTGCCGTCGAGTAGGTGAAGAAGGCGTTAGGAGTTGCCAGAGTAGCGTTAGAAGAGAAGATGACGTCTGAGAAGTCTACCTTCTGTACAGTGATCTTGGCGTGAGCCGGATTCATGAAGCTGTAGGTGCTGTTGGCCGCCGGGGCGCCAGTAGGTGCCGCAGACAATCTCACGTGAGTACCACTCACTATTGCTTCTATGTATGTGTTGGCCGGTATGTTAGTGCCACTCACCTTAGCCTTAGGCAGCAACTGAGAAGCGCTCTTCACGGTGATGGTCGAGTTGCCGTTGGTAAACGTCACGTCATAGAAAGTACTGTTAGTGTACTTGTACGGGATGGTGTTGGCGTCGGTCGTAGTGTCTACCGAGATGACGGTGCTCTCCACCGCGATGTCATTGAGGTAGTTGTACTGATAGACTCGCTCTCCCACCTCGAACGATCCTACTAGGCTATTAACGGAAGAGTTAGAGATGACCGTGATCTGATCGATTCGATTGTTGTCGGCAGTCCAGTCGAGCTCTCGCCTGAAGTAGTTGATGATCTCACCATTGTATCCAGCCTGCGACTCCCAGTACTTCTTATTAGACAGTGGGAGAGCATTGTATTGATCCACGGATAAGAGAGTAGTGTCGCTGGCCCAGTCGACTTCATAGTACAAGATCTGATCCTGGGCTTCTTCTACGCTGCCGTAGGTGTCGATTACGTATTGATCCAGAGTCTGCGATGTCTTCGGCCACTCTGAGTAGGGGTCTAGGATGCCGTTGACTAAGTAGATCGCCCATGCGTAATAAGGATCTTCATAGTAGAAGGCCGATATGCTATCTGCTCTCTCACCCTCCTTTATCGTGTAAGGAAGAAGCGCCAATCCCGTCTCTTGTAGATACTGAGTGAGCTTGGCGCGTACGCTTATGTCTCTGACGACGTAGTCATTGTAAGAGATAGCCGGAAATTTCTGGAAATAGTTTCTACTCGTAGCCATGTTAGAAGTCCGTGCTTAGCCATGCCACAGTCTCTGTGATCTTCATGTCGATCTGGACTGATACTGGATACTTGTCTTTATGGAATGCTGGACCACTCTCAGTGGTGTAGTTGACGGAGAAGGACTCTACGTACGCTGGCTTAAAGATGTACATCTGATCTTGATTGTAGAGAATGATATTGATCAGATGCGGGTACTTGAATGCTAATCCTCCGTAATCCGAAGTAGGGTATATCTTAGACTTGATGAAGCGTATGATGTTATAGAGTATCTCTGACTCTTCCTTGGTAGATGGCACTAACTTCCAGGAAAACGCATGAGACTTCAAGCTAGGTTGAACGAACTTGAGAGTCTGGTGAGTATTGACCGCGAATCCTGATAGAGCTAGACCTGCTTCGCCGACTGCTGATACGGCATTAAAAATACCTCCGAGAGCATCTCCAAACCTACCAAGTTTTTGGACTACATCACTTGCGCCGGCTAATCCTCCGATTAAGCCACCCAGAGCTTCTTTACCTTTTTCAGTTAGACTGAGAGGCTGATAGACGAGAGCGTTGACATCGGTTAGATTCATAGGAACTGGTAAGAATACGTCTCCGGATCCTTTCCTACTGTAGCTACCCAATTGAATAGATGAGATAGTATCGAAGCTGGCGTATTCAAACTGCATGGCCATCCAGTACTTGCCGATGTCTCGTGGGAACTGAAGTGATCCACTGCCGGCCTGATTCCTAGCCCTGACTTCTTCCACGCCTGGTCTCTGACTAGTCAACCTGCTAAAACTGCTGGCTTGACCGACCGCACTCAAGAAAGAGTCCGCCTGTCTATAAGCAGACGCAGCCGAGCCGGCTATCGCAGAGATAGAAGATCCAGCTAGTCCAGTAGCGCCTAGCGCACTGGTGAACGCCTGGACTGGAGAACCACTAGCGAAGCCTTGAACCAAGCTGGAAGCCTGATCGAATCCTTTTAGGGCGCTTTGAATGGTGCCAGAGAGCTGACCAAAGGCTCCTGGATTGAAGCCCTGGATGTTGGAGAGGGTCTGGACGACCGAGCTGATCTGTCCGAGGGGAATCATCGCCCCGACTTTTGAAGTGATCTGACTAGCCGTAGCGAGAGCATTAGCCGATGTGGCCATAGAATTCTTTCCTTAGATATGCATAAATAGTATTTATCATGAGCTCTAAAGGCCGATTCAAGCCCAAGAATCCAGAAAAGTACAAAGGAGACCCGACCAACATCATCTATAGGTCTGGTTGGGAGCTCAAACTCATGGGCTATTTAGACGTTCACGGAGAAGTAGTCCAGTGGGCCTCAGAGGAGTTCTGTATTCCATATAGGTCTCCTGTAGATAATAGAATACACCGGTACTTTCCTGACTTCTGGGTAAAGAAGACGGACGGATCCATCTTAGTCATAGAAGTGAAGCCGGCCGTCCAAGCCGAACCGCCGAAGCAACCGAGTAGGATGACTCGAAGGTACGTGAACGAAGTCTTTGAGTATGGCAAGAATCAGGCCAAATGGAAGGCCGCGCGCGAGTTCTGTGAAGATCGCGGCTGGCTATTTATGGTAATGACAGAACGAGAACTCGGCATCAAGAGGATCTAATGGCAAACATATTCGATAAGATACTCGAGATCTCGCCCATAGAGGCGGGAAAAAAGTCGAAGTCGGCTCTGGAGTGGTTTCGTCAAAAAGCTAGCGGCAGTAAGATCAGCCCGAACACTCTGCTGACTGCAGGCGACTACAGACAGAACTTCGTACCATCGCCTCTTCCAGGCAGCATGTTCCTCTTTCAATACGACGCGAAGCACAAGGAGACGTTGCCTTACTGGGACATGTATCCTCTGATATTCCCCATACAGATGGACGCTACCGGATTCTTGGGCATCAATCTACACTACCTCCCACCGACTCTCAGAGCCAGTCTTTTCAGTAGCCTAGTCGGCTTCGGGTCTAAGAATGAGTTCGAAGACTTGAAGTTGTCTTACTCGATATTGACTAAATACTCTAGACTCAGTTACTTCAAGCCGTGCTTGAAGAGATACTTGTTTAGCCACGTCAAGTCGCCGTTCCTCTACATAGAACCAGACGAGTGGCCGATAGCCATATTCTTGCCGCTGCAGAGATTCCAGGGAGCTGGCTCTGGTAAAGTATACGCCGACTCGAGAAAGATCATCGGAACAAAGAGAAAGTACAAGTAATGCCAGCCATCGGAAAAGGGTTTGACATAGACGAGTTTAGAGCTCTCATGGCCCGAAAGGGCATAGCCCGAAACAACCTATACAAACTGATCATCACTCCGCCGCCGGGTCTACTGAGCGCAGCTCGCGCCTTGAATATGCCGACGAGTGGAGAAGACCTAGAAGACATCACACTCTACTGCGACAGCGTCACCATGCCAGGCATATCTCTAGCGACAGTGGACTCTCGTCCATACGGATACGGACCTTCTGAGCTCAAGGCATACGCGCCGATATATCAGCCACTAGGCGCGACCTTCATAGTGGACGCCAAAGGATACACGCTCTCGTTCTTTCGCAACTGGATGAGAGGCATAGTGAACTATACTACTGAAGGTAGAGCAGTGTGGCGTTCCGCAGTAAACGAAGTCATGGCTTTTGAGGCCGGCTACAAGGCAGATTACGAGACTACCATGACTCTGTACGTAGTGGCTGGTCAGACTACTTCGTCATCTACTAACGAGTTGCAACTAGACATCGTCAATAAGACGGTCATCAATAGAGCCTTCCCCATAGAGATAGGTTCAGTGCAGCTCAGTTATAGCTACAACGACCAGTACCTGTCGCTACCAGTGAGTTTCAGCTACTTCGATTGGTACAGCGACGTGCTAGATCAGTCTGGCTACCAGACCGGCACGCAACAAGCCGCCGGATCTTCTGGAGGCGCAATCAATACGCCGTTCAACTACAACGCGGCCCAAAATAGACGTTAACATGGAGACTTAATTATGCCACTTCCGAAACTACAGTATCCAATCTTTGAGTTGGAAGTACCATCGACGCAGAAGACCTATAAGTTCAGGCCTTTCTTAGTATCTGAGGAGAAGATCCTCCTCATGGCACAGCAGAGCGGAGACCTCAAGGAAATCATATTGGCTCTGAAGCAAGTCATTGCGAACTGCTGCCAGGATAAAGAATTCGAGGCCGATAAGATCGCAACATTCGACATCGAGTACTTGTTCCTCAAGCTCAGGTCCAGGTCAGTCAGCAACATGGCAAAGATCTACCTCACTGACAACGAGGATGGCAAAGAATACAGCTTCGACGTGGATCTCGAGAATGTCGGGATGAAGAAGAATCCATTACACACTCCTAAGATCTCGCTGAATGACACTGTGAGTGTGGTGCTGAGGTATCCGACCACTCAGATGCTGGATGCAATAGCAGTGATGCAGGTAGAGACGAAGGCATTCTTCGAAGTCATGAAGTACTGCATCGAGTTCGTCATAGACGGCGACACTATCACTAAGTTCAGTGACGCTACTGAC